CTTCAAAGCCTTTATCCCCATTGCCCGTCAGCTCCAGCATCTTCGTGGAAAGACCTTGAATCTCCTACCTGTGCCTGCATTGGGGGACAAGGAAGCCACTATCCGTAACATTATTCAGCCCTTCCTAGAGAAGGGACGCCTCTATGCCCGTGAGGAGATTGCACAGATGGTTCGGGAAGAGATACGGACTTTTCCCTCACGGAGTATGGACTTGCTAGATGCTCTCAAAATCGCCATATTTAAGAGTCATAGACCCGACACTCCCTTCAACGAGGAAGAGGACGATGACGATGGACCCACCCGCCCCCGCTCCCGCTGGGAGAAGGCAAACTCACTCTCAGGCTATTAAGGAGGTATTTACATGGCACGACCAGTTATGAAAACGCTTTCCGATGTCGCTGCTGCAATGACGACTCCCCTTACCGAAAACCTTAGCCAGGAAACCCTTGTTTCAGCTCCCCTTACAGAGGGTGGGGGGCCGCTCGGGGGTCCTCCGACTCCGTTTCAGCCGTCTAACGTGCTGGGGGATAAGGAAGAGGAGATAATGGAGTATCTGTGTTCGGAAATAAGGGATGTGAGAGACGGTGCTGACAGAAAGACCTTGCTCCTTAAGTGGGACAAGTGGCGCAAGCAGAGGCTTGCAGTTCCCGATTCGGAGTCGAGGGACTTACCATGGATTAAGTCGTCTAACGTAGTTCCCCCGCTCACGATGCAGAAGGTACAGACGGTATTCGCAAAGCTTATTGCCGCATTTGCGACAAAGAAGCCTCCAGTTGCCGTCATTCCCATTAACCCTGCTGATACGGATACTGCAGAAGCTCTCGAACGGTGGTACAAGGGAATGGCTGACGATAAGTACGGGCTGGATGTTCAGCGTAAGTTCAAACAGATTGCGTATGAAGTGGTCAGCATGGGAACTCAAGTGGTAAAGGTTCCCTTTAAGTACGAGAGCTGGGCATTCAAGAGAACCGTTGGAGGCGCAACACAAACGGTACAGTATGTTCGGCAGAAGGGGCCTACGATAGTTCCTATTCGGCTTGAGGACTTCTTCACTCGTCCATACTGGAAGGATGTGCAGAGGGCTCCGTGGTGTGGTGTTCGATACCGCTACTTCTACCACGAGCTCAAACAGATGCAGGGGCAAGGCTTCTTCTCCGACGTTGATAAAATACTTGGACAGGCACTTACACAGTATGACGATAACCTCCAAGCTGAACTTGAGCGGACTGGGGTCGATACGAGCTCTCTTGGTAAGGAGACCGCTAATCAGGAGTTCGAAGTTTACGAGTGCTACGTCTTCTGGGACCTGGATAATGATGGTATACCAGAGGACCTTATCCTTTGGGTTGAGCCAGACACGGGTACCCTCCTTAGAGCGGAGTATAACCCCCTCTCAGTGAGGGACATAGAGGTAGGAACCTACCTTGATGACCCTGACTCGCTGTTTGGTATCGGTATCTGCAGAATGGTAGAAGGGCCACAGGAGACGCTTACTGCGCTACAGAGAATGCGACTCGACGGGACGAAGCTTAATATGCTCAAGATGTTCCTTGCCCGCCGAGGTGCAGGGATTGGTCCTGATGAGACTCTAGAGCCGTTTAAGATACTCTTTGTAGACGACCCCTCGAGTGACTTTAGGCCGATAGAGTTTCCAGACATTAGTCAGGGCTGCCTCATAGGTGAACAGATGGCAAAGGAGGATGCTGACCGTGTCTCAGGAGCAAATGACTACATGGCTGGCTTTAACGATAAGATTGTCGGTTCGAATGCAACAAGCTCAGGGATGCAGTACCTCGGAAGTCAGGCAAACTCAATTCTCAACAGCCTTCTTGAGAATATCGAGCAGTTCATGACGAATGTGTACATGATTGTGCTCTATCAGGCAATTGCCAATAAGGACTTAGTAGACCTCTCTTGGCTGTCAGAGGAAGACCAAACACTTGTGAGGTCTGTCTTGGACATGAATGTTGAGGACCTGCCAACTAAGTTCCGCTTCTCCGTTAGGACAACGGACATTAACCGAACGGACGAGTCTAGAAAGCAGAACTACATGATGGCGATGCAGCTATATAATCAGTATTTTCAGAGTGCAATGGGAATCGTTCAGATGAAATCAAATCCCCAGGTTCAAGGGAATGCGGACATTCAGGACCTTCTCACGTCCACCTATGTCGGTCTTACAACACTGACCGACAAGATGCTCGAGTTCTTTGACATCGGAGACCCGAAGGATTTCCTTCCCTTTATCGAGCAGTACAAGGTTCAGATGAGAGCGTCCGACAAAGTCCGAGAAGCGCAAGCACAGGCAATGCGAGGAGCAATGAATGGTAACCAAGGAACAGGTATTCAAGAAGCTGGTTTCGGAGGGGCTGGGTTCCCAGGAGCTTTTGGCGGAGCTCTCGCTGGAGCCGGAGCGGTTCCAGGTATGCCGCTCACTCCTGAAATGGGCGGAGCAGGTGGCGGTGGATCGGCTATGCCGGGAAACGCAGCCCCAGGAGCTGGTCCGGTGGCAGGCTAAAGTGGAATTATGTCGTAAGGTCAGGGCAGACCTTGACCTTATTGGAGAACGTTTTGTAAAGGAGGGTATTATCGATGCCTAAACAAACGACTACAAATGATGACAGAGATGGAACAATTCTCGACTCGGTAGGGATTCTAAACCCCGCTGAAGAGGCGGCTCCCGAGGAAGAGGAGGAGGTTCGCTACGTTCTTGAGGGTACTCCTGAGGCAGAGGAGCTTGAGAAGACCCCCGAGCGGAAGCCCCCTGCCACGAAGGATGACCTTGAGCGGCAGCTATTTGAGATGAATGAGCGGATTAAGGCTGCGGAAGAGGGTGTAAATCCAGTTAAACAGTTCGGAAAGCAGCTTGAACAGGTAGTTCAGAGGGTTGGAACTGTCTATCCACAGCAGCAGGTCCCTCAACCACAAGAGACGGCAGAGCAGCGGATCCAGCGGCTCAACAATATGTGGATGGAAAACCCTGCAAAAGCGTATGAGGAGCAGTCTCGGGAGCAGTTGAGACCTGTTCTTGACATCATGTTCTCTACTCAGGCAGCACTTTCGAGGGATTTAGCCCTAATGGACCCGAATCAGAAGCCAATTTACGACAAATATCGTGATGAAGTGGAGCAGGAAGTCACCCGAATCCCCCCACAAGAGCGGATTCAGGAGCCAAGAGTGTACCAAACCGCCATCCAACGGGTAAAAGCGAGGCATTCTGACGAGCTTACACAGAGTGCGATTGAGGAAGCAGTCAATAAACGGCTCCAAGAGCTCGGAATTGACCCCGCAAAAGCGGCAAAACAGGCAAAACCTGCCGTGTATAGCCCTGCTGGCCAGCAAAGGTCGCAAGGAGGGGGGCTCGGGGGTCCTCGTACAGAGGTTATACCGAAGTGGGTGCAGGTGGAGGCCGCTAAAATAGGGCTTTCAGCGGAATTTTTGTATCAGCATTTGAAGGAAAAGGGTGAATTAAAGGGAGGTAGATGATGCCAAAGGGACAAAATACCGCAACAAAGGGTTTTGCGAAGGACTTATTTACTAAAGAGGCTGGAGCCGAGGAGGTGAAGCCAGCAGAGGGCTTCGTTTCTGAAAATGAGCCAAAAAATAGGGAAATGAGAAAAAAGTACATGGTTGGGATTGGCATGACTGAAGAGGCCGTCTTACGATTAGATAAGCAAGGCGCAATTCTTGTCTTCGAGCAGAAGGAAGCCTTTATGGATTTGTCGGACGAGACGGTTGCGGCGCTTTCGAGGGAGAATAGGTTCCGATTTGAGTCGGCAAAGGAGTTCCACGATGCGTGGAGAGGAAATGAACACGCAGAAATCGTGGAAAAGTTCCAAGTGGATCCCAATATGCAGGGTTCCGCAATGGATAAACTCCAGATGAAGGGACCGCCAGATATGGTAACGAGATGGGTAGCACCGTATAACGTCGAGAAGTATGCGAGTATGGGCTATAAGATTCTTAGCCCAGATGAGGTGAAGACGTTCTTAGGTTCAAAGGGAGGTCATCACGAGATTGGCAAGCTGGGCCAGACGGAGCTGGTTGCTATGGGCATACCGAAAGAACTGTACGACAAGCGCCAGAATAAGAAGGTTGAGCAGAATAATGAGAAGGCAGGAGCGTGGCAGACTTCGGGTCTGTCTGAGTTGAATCGTAGCGGTGCCCAAGGATTTGTGGCATCCGAGAACGATAAACGGCCATGGCACACTCTTGAGGGTGGCGGGTC